GATGAATATATTATTGATTTTTCTTTAACTAAAGAAGAAAGAGAAAAAAAAGGAAAAGAATATGAAGATGCTTGTAATAAAGCTTTTAAGAACTTGGGTCTATTAGAAGATAAAAAAGGAAAAATAAATATGCTAAGTGATTTTTATAAAAAAAATAAAAATGATAAAATATGGTGGATAGAGGATTTAGATTCTATTGGAAAACATATGTTTAGTTTTGATAAAGTAAAAATCTTTAATTTATTTGCAGATTATCCATATAATTTAACCCCTGAGGAAAAAGAAATTTTTGATAAAGAAAATCCATACTGGAAAGAATTTTTTAAAGAAAGAACTAAATAATAAGATAATTGAATAAATCCCTAAGTTTCTTTAGGGATTTTACATTACTCAATTCAATGTTATCCCCTACATTGAGAAAGGTATTTGTTTAATTAATTTTAATTCATCAATATTATAAAATCAAGGCATAAAAAATAAATTTAATGGTAACAAAATGGAAACAAAAATATTTTTTTGTAGAAATTAAACTATAAAGTATACATTGATACTGATTAGTATTATTGTGTTTTTAATTATCATTATAATGCCCTTTGCACTGTAAGATAACTATAAAATCATTTTCTAACTTATAAACTAATCTATCTTTGTCGTTGATTCTTCTACTATATAGTCCACTAAGATTATTAGTTAGTTTTTCAGGTTTACCTATTCCATTCAATGCTCCGTTTCTTTCAATATCTTTTATAAGTTCATTTATTTTCTTCAATGTTTTCTTATCTTGAGTTTGAAAATATAAATATTCTTCCCAGGCTTGAATAGAAAAACTAATTTTCATTATTCCATAGCCTCCAATTCTTCAAGTGTTTTTGTAATAACTTTACCATCATTTACTTGGCTTACTGATTCTTGCAAGGCTTTTATATTTTCAGTTGAATAAAATGGGTCTATTGATACACTAAAAGGAATCCTTTTCTCTCTTGTTAATTTTTTAGCAAATATTGTAAAAGCAGTTGTTATATTAATACCCAAATCATTACAAACAATTTCCATTTCTCTTTTCAAATCTTCGTCCATTCTTATGTTTACTAATTTCATTGACATTTTAAAAACCTCCTTCATTGTCTTTATATTGTATATATTATATCTTTACATATAAAAAGTCAAGGGTGAAATAAAGCACTAAGTTTCCTTAAGATTTTTACTTTATTCATTTTTACTATCAACAAAATTATCAACAAAAATACACTTCCCCAACAAAAAAGCCCTCAACTTTTTTCAAGTTCGGGCTTTTTTGTAGAAATTAAACTATAAAGTATATATCGATACTTTTTAGTATCATAAAAATAAAAACCCTAGTAATTACTAGAGTTTCTATTAAAATTATTATTATATCTTTTTAAGCTTTTTAAAGATAGAGATTTGACCTTTTATATCATTATTCATTCTTTATAACATTCTTAAAATACTTGTATATATATGATATTAGCAATAAATCATTTTAATGTATAGTAAATCTTCATATAGTCAATGTACGATAGCTTTTATAATAGATAATACTTGTCTTTTGACTAACTTAGATTAATTATAAAATTATCTGTACGATACAATATTTAAGTTTTTTAGAAAGTTATTTTAACTTGGTCAAAGAACAGCTTAAAGGATAGTTAAAAGGAAACACCTTTAATTGTTTTTATAAATTCATTTCTCTCTTAGCTTTTTCTATTTCTTTTCTACTTTCCTCTTCTAATTGTCTTCTAATTTCTGGGTCATTTAATTGACGTTTTACTTCATCTTCAAGTTTTTTCATATACTCTTCATCTTTTACTTTATAGGAATTCTCAGAACTTGATTTATTGTAATTCTTAGAATTTGATTCTAAGTTAGAATTTAATATAGCAGGGACTGTAAAAAGTAAAATTACTACAATTATTGGAATAGCTTTTTTAAAAAAAGATGTCATTTCATAAGTTTCTATACTACTATATCTTACAGTATTTCCATTATTATCATAGTGTTTAACTATTCTTTTATCAAATGATGCTTCTCCTATTAAAACTTTATCTTGATATATTTTTTCACTAACATTTGGAATAATTTCTTTTTTTAGCTCTCCATATTTATTATATTCAAAAGTCTTTTTTTGAAATAATTCTCCATTTTGATAAATTATAGATTCCACTAAAAACATTTTATATACTTTTTCTCTAGTATTAAACCTATTATATCTTTCTTTTTTTAGAATAATTCCATTATCATAAGTTTCTTTAATTTCATGTCCTTCAAGAATATTCTCTACCTTTTCTACAAAAATTCCACTAAATGGTTCATTTTCTCCTACACAATAGACAAGACCATCTATTTCTGCCTTATCTTTTAAATTCCTTATTTTCAATTTAGAAGGTTCTTTCTCAAAAATACTTCCTTTTAACTTTCCATATTTATCATACTTATAATTTTTAGTTTGATATAGTTTCCCTTTTTTGTAGACTATACTTTTTGATAACACTAACTTGGTATTATTTTGTATTGTCATTTTTTGAAATTCTAATTTTTTTGTTATTATTCCATTACTATAACATTCTTTTATCTCACGATTGCCATTATACTTATTTTCTACAAAAATTCCACTAAATGGTTCATTTTCTCCTACACAGTAGACAAGACCATCTATTTCAACCTTATCTTCTAATTTCTTTATTTTTTGTTTTTCTAAAATACTTCCTTTTAACTTTCCATATTTATCATACTTATAATTTTTAGTTTGATATAGTTTCCCTTTTTTGTAGACTATACTTTAAATTTTTTTACCGTCCTTATAATAATGTTCAGCTATTAAATCTCCATTTTTATAATAATTTCTCATAATTCCATCTATCTTGCCATTTTTATAACTTACTTCTATTTGTAAGATTCCATTTTCATAATATAATTTAGAGAGTCCTTCTAGTTTCCCATCTTTAAAATTACCTTCACTTTCTAAATTTCCATTTTCATAATATGCTTTAGAGAGTCCATTTAATTTATTATCTTTAAAATTAATTTCATTTTTTATGCTCCCATTTTCATAGTATGATTTTGAGAGTCCTTCTAATTTATCATCTTTATAATTACCTTCACTTTCTAAATTTCCATTTTCATAATATATTTTTAAGAGTCCTTCTAGTTTCCCATCTTTATAATTCATCTCACTTTTTAAATTTCCATTTTCATAATATGTTTTTGAAAGACCTTGCTTTTTATCATCTTTATAATTACCTTCACTTTCTAAATTTCCATTTTCATAGTATGATTTTGAGAGTCCTTCTAATTTATTATCTTTATAATTTATTTCAGTTCTTAAATTACCATTTTCATGATATGTTTTTGAGAGTCCTTCTAATTTATTATCTTTAGATGAAATTTCAGCTTCTAAATTCCCATTAGGATAGTATCCTTTTGCAATACCATCTAATTTACCTTCTTTATAAGGAGTATCTTCTTTTAAAGCTCCATTGTCATAATATGATTTTATTATTCCAGTAAATGCTTTTGTTTCTCCTTTAACATAAGCTATACCTTCTCTTATTTCAGCATCTATAATATTTACTTCTCTAGGCTTACCACAACTAACAAATAACAGCATAAAAATAACCACAAATAAAACTTTAATCTTTTTCATAAAATTTCTCTCCCTTTAAATTAAATGATTTTTATAAATTAATATTTTTTTGTAACCTCTCCTTTATATCTGACATATTGGTAATATCCTTTAATAATTGCTCTCTTTTAAGTGAATAGTTACCATCAATAGAAAATTTTAAAGCATTTATATATTTTAATGCTCTTTCAAATGTATTACATACCTCAGGAATATCCTCTTTCAAATTTAAAATTTTTTTAAAGTATTCTCTATATGATGTATTATTTTCTATATTTTGAAGGTCTACCTTATTAAATATAATTTCTTTGTTATCTAATAAAGTTTTATCAATAATAATCTCGTTAAAAAAATTAGGTAATTTATAAAATATATCTAGTTTATTAATATTTTCAGTAGCTATATTATCTAAATTTATTAAGATTGTAAATAATCCCCTATGTATATAGTTTGACACATAGTTATATTCTTTATTTTCTTTTTTTAGAGGAATTGCAAATAATCTATAATCAAGATATGACTTATCTTTTCCTGACTTATCAATTTTAAAATTCCTTTTTCTTTCATCTTTATATTTTTCATTTAATTCTTTATTTCCTAAGTATAGAGTAGTTTCAGGAATATATTCTATTTTTTTTGAGAGGATATTATAAATATAAGAAGTTTCTAGTGATTCTAAAATCCTAGTTTTCCTGATGTCATTTTCTCTTTTATAAAATATATTTAATAAATCAAGGTTATGTTGCTCCAAGACTAACCTTGAGAGCATAATTACTATTTGTTTTTCAGTTATATTAGATTTTATTGATGTAATAAGATTTTTCATATTTTTTTCAATATCAAATTTATATTTTTCTAATTTATGAAGTTCTGTATAATCAGTTTCTTTATCATCTGCTTTTAGACAATCACTTAAAACAAATCTTTTACTTATATTATCTAATAAATCTATATTAATATAATTCCCTTCAACAACATATTTTATTAAAGAAAGGTATATTACATAAATATAAACCTTATCCCCTTTTAAAAAATAAGTCTCTATATTGTCTTTGATATCCTCATATCTTTCGTTAATTTCTTCATCATTGTTTGTCCTAACAAGAGAACTCATTTTATAATCTTCATATAAGTCATTCATTATTTTTCTTGAAGTTTCTTCTTTACTCTTAATTTTTATATTCATCTCACTATCAAAGTTTAAAGTAAAGAAATTTAAAATATATAAATCATCTTTATATTTACTTATTATTTTTTTCCATTCTTTTTTTAATATTGCATTATCTACTTTATTAGAATTTTCATCATTATTAAACCATTTTTTTATATAACTTTCTTTGTAAGTCTTACCATATATTTTATAATTAGAACAATAATTTATTAAAATTTTTTCTATAGCACTTTTATCTTCATCAGGAAATATAGTAGGAAGTTGACCTATTATATTTTGATATTCATCTCTTGAAGAAAGTTCATTAATCCAATTACCAATAGTTTTTACATCAACATTAAAAATAGAAGCTAGTTTATTCCTTGTCATACCTTTTCTAGCTCTATTTCTAACATTTTCTTTTATAATATCTAAAATTTCTTTTTGAGTACAAGAGTATAAGTCTGCTAGTTCCTTTTTACTTATACCTTCAGAAGTTTTTTTTATAATTTCTTTTTTTATTTTTCCATCCAATATTTACTTTTCTCCTTATTTTATATGTATAATTTCAGTTCTATTTATTCAAAATTTATCCTTTATATCTCTTGCCCAACCAATAAGATAGATATAGACAAAAATTGGAATTAAATAATCTAAAAAATACCAGATTTTATACGATAATTTTAATAGTTATGTTGGAATTTTTATTTCGGTATGTGTTTTAATAAAATACTTTTCTGATATATTATAGCACAAAAAATAAAAAAATTCAAGCACAAATCTTTTTATTTAAATAACAAATTAATTAAATATTAGATATGATAGCAATAAAAAAATAACAGCTTAATCACTGTTACCTTTTATAAATATCACTATTTAATTTTTAATTGCTCTTTGATGTAATTTAATTCTGCTTCTGTTACATCTCCACTTGAATTTTTTTCAATCAGCTTATCAACTTCAACTTTAAGGTTTTCCATAAGATTTTTAATGTTATCATCACTTAAAAAGTACAATTTATCTATATTTTTGTTTGAATCTCTAAAATAGCTTATAAAGGGTTTGTTTGGTATCAGACTACCTAGATTACCTATTTCATATCCTAAGCACTTTAAAAAGCCTCTCAGAGCCTCAATTTTATCTTTGGCATCTCTATTTTTTTCAATTTCTTCCAATTCAATAATTAAATCTTTTTCATTAGGATATATATCCCTTAAATCATGAAGTTGCATATCTAAAATTTCAAATAGCTTTACTATTTTATTTTTGGGTACAGCAAGAGAACCTCCCTCATACCTTTTAATAGTTGGTAATGCTACATTTAATTTTTCAGCTAGTTCTTTTTGTGTCCATTTCTTTTTTTGTCTATATTCTTTTATAATCTCTTTGTATCTCTTTATATTATCATTTATTGCTTTATTGGTCTTATCTTTCTCCATATCTTCCTCCAATACCTTTTTATATAATAATACACTAAATAGTATAAGAAATCAAACATAAATTATATGATACTAAAAAGTATATTTAACATATTGACTTCTTTAAATAATAATGATACTATAAAGTATATATAAATACTATTAAATATCAATATAGACTTTTGAGAATATATAAAAGGAGGTAATCAATGAAAGAAGCCAATAAAACTGGCTCTATTAGTAAATTAAAAGGTAATAGAAGAAGACCTTATGTACTTTATAGTCCTTATTTTTATGATAGTATCAGCCAAAAATATAAAAGGTCTACATTGGGTTATTTTTCAACACTAGAAGAAGCTAAAATGTATAAAATCGCTTATTTCTCCAATAATATAAATCTTTTAAAAAGTAATAATAATATAGATTCATTGACATTTGAAGAAGTATATAAGTTATGGCTTGAAAATAAAGATGTTAAAAAATCAACTATGAAAAACTATGTAACTAATTTTAATAGAAGTTCTATCTTACATAAAATGCCAATAGATACTATTAATGGCTTATTTCTTCAAAATATGATAAATAAGGCTAATTTAACAAAAGGAAGCTTAAGAAATTTAAAAAGTTTTTGGGCTAATATATGGGATTTTGCAATGTTAAATGATTTATGCAGTAAAAAGAATTATCCTAAGTTATTAAAGTTACCAAATATCGAAAGAGGTAATAAAACAAGTTTAAGAGAAAGAATTATTAGCAATAAAGAATTAGAAATCTTATGGAATAATTTATACAAAGATAAAAGAAAAATCGTTGATATAGTCCTTATACTGTGTTATACAGGGCTTAGAATAGGGGAGCTATTAAATATTAAAGTCAAGGATATAGACTTAAAAGAAAAGGCAATAAAGATTATAAATTCTAAGACTGTAAGTGGTATCAGAACTATACCGATACATGATAAATTACTTCCATTAATAACTAATAGAATGTATAAAGGCAATGAATATCTATTTACTACTTCTGATAATAAGCATTATAAGTATGATTCATTTGATAATCACTTTAGAATACTATGTAAAGACCTTAAATTGAAATATCATACATTACACGATACAAGGCATACATTTGCTACTTTATTAGTAAATGCTGAAGTAAATAAAGAAGTAATAATTAAGATGATAGGACATAAAAGATATAAAACAACCTTAGACATCTATGTACATAAGAATTATGATGATATGAAAAAAGCAATTAATCAGATATAGAAATTAAAGAAATCCTAAGTAACCAAAGAAGTTATTAGGATTTTTTATTCTTAAAACCAAATTTACTATCAACAAATTATCAACAAAAATACCCTTCCCCAACAAAAAAGCCCTCAACTTTTTGCAAGTTCGGGCTTTTTTGTAGAAATTAAACTATTTTTAAAATATAATTTCTAAAGTATGCTAAATACCATTAATTCAAAATTTAAGTGTAGAATAAATTGACTTAATTTGAATTAGATGTTAACAAAGTGCAAACACTTTAATAATAACTATATATTTTATATACTGTTATTTTATATCTCGTCAACGGCTTCTTTTAATTTCTTGAGATTCTTATGCACATAAACCTCAGATGTAGTCTTATAGCTAGAATGACCTATCATTTTAATAATTGCATCTTTATCTGCTACAGTATCTGATAATAGACTTGCGAATGTGTGTCTAGTATCGTGTAAGCTATGATATGATAAGCCCATATCTCTAAACAATATTCTGAAATGATTATCAAAAGAATCATAATCATACTCTAAGCCATCAAGTCTCTGCCATAAATGTTTATCTTTGCTGAAATATCTATTCTTAAAAAGCTCTAGTATTTTATCTGCAATAGGGACTTTTCTTATCCCAGCTTTACTCTTAGATGCTTCTATTTCAAAGTAATAATCTTTTAGATAAATATTTTTTCTGTTTACTTTTAACAGCTCACTTATTCTTAAACCTGTATAACACAGAATCAATACCATATCTATAATTCTATACTTGTCTACATCATAATTATATAAGTTATTCCATAATATTTGTAATTCTTCTTTACTAATTGGTCTTTCTCTATCTCCAGTTTTGTTACCTTTTTCTTGAACTGGTAATTTTAAAAACTTAGCATAGTTCTTAGTTGCCATATCGTTTAGAATTGCAAAATCCCAAATATTAGACCAGAAACTTCTTAATAATCTTAATGTACTATTAGTTAGATCCAAACTATAAAAAATGTTTTGTAACATAATACCATTGATTTTAGCTATCTCTAAACCATATAACTTTTTACTTCTTTTAAAATTAGTTTCATAGTTTGATTTTGTTCCTGGTTTAACATCTTCTTTGGACTTAATCCATAGATTATATAATTCTTCAAAAGTTATTCCTTTTTCTTTCTTCTTAGAAATTTTAACTCCTGTATTTTCTAACATTTCAAGATTATTTGTAAACATTGCTAGTTTATAAGTCTCAGCTTCTTTTTGAGTTTTAAAGCAGGCTATAAAATCTCTTTTATATTTCTTTTCTTCTATGCTGTAATATTTAGGGCCTAATAAAGCCCATGGCTTTCTTCTGTTTCCTGATAGTTTAAAAACAGTTCCCATTCCATTTGCTGCTCTCATAAAAAAATCACACTCCTTTATTTGCATAATAAAAATGAGTGTGATATAATCTAAATAGCTTTTAACAGAAGAGTACCACACTCTTAAAGCTCCATAGAATATTGGTAGTATTTTATGGGGCACTTTTATTTTAAAAATTGATACTAAAACCAACTGATTTTAATTCTTTTACTAAATCCATTTTCCAGTTTGTATACTTAATATATACAATACCAGAAATGTCACTTGGAATTTCAATATCATCTTTTAAAATTGCTGAAACATTTTCTCTTCCAAGTTTTGCAACAAAATATCCATGTTCAAAAATAACATTTTGACGTGCACGAGGTTTTAACTCATTATTGTCATTTTTACAACCTTTATCACATGGAGTATATAATATAATAGCGTAATTAGCTTTTTCTGAATAACATTCAATTTTTTCAATAATTGTATTACCTTTATTTTCTTGTTCATGTAAAATTATAGTTTTTAAACCAATTTGTTCAACAAATCGAGCTACTTCATTTTTAAAATTATCATCTTGTCCATGAACTATAAATACAGTGTCAAAAATTTTATTAGAAAAATTATTAGATTGCTCTAAAGATTTACCTATTTCATATTTATTAAAAGACTTAGAATATTTTTTAAGAACTTCTTTTGTAATATCTTGTGTAATGTTTTCGTCCATAAATGCATATCTAAAAAAATCATGATTTCTAAAATCAGCAATCCTTGACGCTCTATCTCTTGCATATTTTATTTCTTTTAATTTTTCTGCTTCACTTTTTATTGAAAGGTTAGATTTTTTTATTAAAAAGCGATTTATATCACTTTTTTTAAAAGAATAACCTTCAACAAAAAAATCTGTATCATTTATATAAGGAAAAATATAGTCATCTTCTAAATTATTTTCAGATATATCAACTTTTAAGATATAATTATTATCCTTATTGATTATAATTTTATTAAATTCAATTAATACATGATAGTACATTAGAAATTCAACTCCTTCTAGTCATACATTTTTACAGATTCAATTAATTTATCTTTAAAATTATATAAATCATTTATAGAATTTATTGGAATTTTAGGACCTCTATCAGTTTTATTTCCTTCTTCATCAATTTCAGGAAATCTAATAAATTTAGTAGAACCATTGAAATATAATCTACAAATCCATTTTGTAACCTTATCATCAATAGTTACAGAAAAATAATTTAAAGTATCTCTATATGTTATTCTGTCAAGTTCTATTGTTCCATATAATAACGCTTTTACTACTGAAAAACCTTGTAATTCTTCATCAGTAGTTATAGGACCAGCTTCAACTTCTGTTATTTCTTCAATCATTTCTTGAGGAGCCTCAATTTGCTTTTCAACAGCTTTATTCACTTCCAAAGCTCCCTCTAATTTACTTCTAACAATATCATTTAAAAATTCATTTATGGATTTTTTAATAGTATTAGTAAATCTATCTTTTACTTTTTGAGTTTTAACGCCACCATATATTTCATTTAAAATATAAGATATAAAGTTTTCAGTTGGATTATCAAACTCAGATTTTAAAAGTTTTTTAATAGCATTTGAATATTTTAGTTCCTCAGCACTATTTAAAATATTATCTAAATCAAATGTATTTCTAGCAAATTTTTTTAATTCATTTATTTGATAATCTTTAATTTTTAAAAGATTTATTTCTAAAAATGGTTTTTCATCCATCATATTAGGCTTTTCTAAATCAGTATAAAATTTATAAACAATACCATTTGTTAAAACTCCAATTTTAGCTGGTGTAACATTGAAATAACGAGTTAATTGTTTATCACAATTTTCAAGTGTGTTATTACAATCTTTACATTCAACTAATATTCTTGGAACATCATCAATTAAAATTGCATAATCAACTTTTTCACCTTTTGCATCTGCAATATCTGCTGTAAATTCTGCATGAAATTCAAAAGGATTTCTAGTATCATAACCTAACATATCAAAGAAAGGTAAAACAAAGACAGTTTTAGTCATTTCTTCATTAGTTACTCTGTCTTTGTACTTTTCAATTTTCTTAGATAATTCTTCAATATTGTCTTTTAAATCCATAAATACATCTCCCCTTTTTTTAATTTTTATAAATCAATCATAACTTTAACAACTTTACCATATTCTATAAAATCATCAAATTCATTTACAACCTTATCTTCATAAGCTAAATTAAATGAATGTAGAATTATTCTGTCTTTTACTACTTTTTTTTGTTTAACAAAATTTTCATCATTTAGATTAAATGCACCTATTTCTCCACTTTCAATTTGTATATCCTTTTTTATTATGATAGTAGAGCCATTTGGTATTTTAGGCTCCATACTATCTCCTTCAACTTTTACAGCAAAATATGTTGTTCCATTTTTCTTTAAACCAAAAACTGGAATCATTTCTATAAACTCAGAATTACTAGCTCCATACCCTGCTGAAATGCTTTCATATAAAGGTATCATTATATAGTCAGTATTTACAGTATTCATATCTATATTAGAATCTTCTTGTTTTTTATCTTCCCAGTCATATTTTAGACCAGCTTGATATCTATTTTTAATATCACTTCTTCCCATTAAGTAGTCCATATCAACATTAAAATAATCACATATTTCTTCTAATAATTCATAACTTGGTTTTCTTCTACCTTGTTCATACATCCCTATTGCACTAGGAGATATGTTTAATTCTTCTGCTAATTGACTTTGCGTTATATTTTTTTCATTTCTTAAACTTACAATTCTATCTTTGATTTCAGCCATATAAATCACCTCTTAACATTATTATATACAATACGTGTAAAAAGTCAAGAATATTTTTACACAAAAGGTGTTGACAAATTTTTTGAATTGTGATACACTTGGTGTGTAGAAAAATATTTTATTTTTTTTTTGAGAATTAACTACACTTAAAGTTGTGTTTGGAGGTGAAATTAATGAGTATAGGAGAGAAATTAAAAAAATTAAGGGGTGGAAAAAAATCAAAAGATGTTGCAAAAGCTATTGGAATAACTATTTCAGCTTTATCTAATTATGAAAATGACTATAGAATACCAAGAGATGAAACTAAAAGGAAAATAGCAAAGTATTATAAAAAATCTGTAGAAGAAATTTTTTTTAAGAATTAACTACACTTAAAGTTTAGAAAAAATAAAAAAGGAGAGTGATTTATGAACGATAAAAATTTTTACAGAATAATATCAATTACCGCAATTGTAGTAGGAATTTCATCTATTATTATTTCTATTATTTCTTTATTTAAATAATGAAATAATGGAAACTATTAGAGCAATTACGGAAATTACAATAGCAGAAATTGATACTCTTTTATTAAATTTATTATCTTTTATTTTTTCTTCATATTCTGTAATAGCATTTTTTCCAGCAATGGTGAGAGTTAATTTGCAATTTATGGGAATACCATTTTCTAAAGTAACATTATAATCCATAGGGGCTAAAAGTCCATTATCAATGAAATATTTTAATTCTTTAGAAAATGTAAAAACAGAATATTTATTTTTGAATATAACCTTAATATCTTCTGAACTTAAGTATTTATGTTCTTGAATTAGTTTTAATAAAGGATAAAGATTTTTATTCAACATAATAATAACCTCTCTTTCTTATATAGTACAGTAATTAAATTATAAGATAGCAGAAGAAAAATTACAAGAAAATAAAAGGGGTTGATATATGAAAAATAAGTAGAAATAAAAAATATATAGGAATAAAAGGAGGAGTATGAAACAAAAATCAAGAAAATATAAAAGATATATAAGAAAGCAAATAAAAAAACAGCTCCAAACTACTGCGAATAGTTTAGAGCAAAAAATTCAAGAAAAAGAAGATATGAAACAATCTAATCTTTCAAAAGTTCTTGATGATACTTTGCAAGTATTGAAGAGCAAACACGGGATGAAATCTTAGCTATATTTTCTATTTGTATTTTAGCTGCTTCACTATCAGTTTTTATAGAAGCTAAAAACTCAGTTAAGACTTCTTCTGAGATTTTATCAAAATCAATATCTTTTTTCAAAATAATCACCTCCTTAGAGATGATTATAGCACAAAATAAGGAGGTGGAGGATATAGAAAAAATGAAATACTGGAAAAATTTAACAGATAAAGAAAAAAAAGAAGTGTATGAAGAAGTTTGTAAATCTGAATTATACCAAGATGTTTTAAATGAAGTAGGTAGTGGATGGTGTACTGAATTTTCAGAAACTTTTATGATGTATAAAAATGCAGAAACAGAAAATGGTGAACTTATAACTGTTGAAAGATTTAAGGAAATTATACTAGATAAATTAAGAACGTATCTATAAAGGGGGGAATAAATGAGAATACACAAACAAATAAAAATTAATACGACAAATATGGAAAAAGTTATAGTACACAAAGATTTAATAAAAAGAGCTGTTTACAGCATAGAGCAGTACAACGAAAGAAAAGAAAAAAGTTTATGCTTTACATATACAGGTAGTTCTAGCAGAGCATCAGAATGGGGATACTTATTAGATGTAGATATAGATTGGTTAGACAGGTACTTTATAGATGTTTTAGGAATGAAAGCTATAACAAAAAGTGCTTGGGATAATAAATATGCTGAAAGAATTTATTTCTTTGAAGATTAAGGAGGTTCAAAATGCACTGTAAAGTATTTCAAAAATGGGTAAATGCTATAGTTTTTCCTGAAAATATAAAGTTAATAGATGCTATTGAAGTTATTCAAAAGTACATAGAAATGGAGGCTAGAAATGATAGATAAAAATGAATTATTAGAAATATTTAAAAGAAAATTAGAAATCACTCAAAAAACAATAGAAGATGAAGAAAAACAAGGTAGATATCCTAGTTTTCTAAAAGGAAAAATAGATGGTATCGAAGATTGTATAAAAGTTTTGGAGTGGGAGGTTTGGGATAAATATGAAAAATAAAAAATTTAAAAAAGTAACATTTTTTAACTATTTGAAATTTAAGATTAAATGGGTATTTAAAATTTTATGGCTATGTCTTAACTATCCGTTTGATAAATTATTAGAATGGATGTGATATTGATGACAGCAAAAGAAAGAATTGAAATTAAATTAAACCTAGCAAAAGAAAATTTAAAAGAAGCAAATGAAGAATATTACAAAATAGGAAAAGAAAATAGACCAGTTGCTGAAGGACATGCTTATGCAATGGTTAGATATTATCAAGGGATAGTTGATACTTGCAAATTTACATTAGAACTTTTAGAAAAAGGTGATTAAATGGGAGATTATAAAATTAGTGTAGAAGAGGCTGTTGCTTTATCTGGTGGAGAATTAAACAAAGATGATGTTTATAGTTTAATTCAAGCTAATGAAGTTCCAGGTTGTATCTATATAAAAGATCAAGAAAAGGAAAGGGGGAAATATTTAATAATAAAACCACATTGGTTGAACTTTTTAGCAGGGAAAAGTTATAAAAAAATAAAAACATCTAATAGCACCGACCAAAGTTTATTAGATGTTTAGAAAAAAATATTCAAGTATTTAACTTTACTTGAATTATATATCAAATTTTTAAAAAATTCAAGGAGTGATAAAAAATGACAGTTAAAGAATTAAAAGAAGAAGCAAAAAGTTTAGGATTAGTAGGATATTCTAAATTAAAAAAAGAAGAATTAATAGAGTTAATTGAAACAGCAAAAGCAAAAGTTATAGAAATCTCTAAGGAAGAATTTGAAACTTCTGTAACAGCAAATACTGAAAATACAAAAGTTCTTGGTTATGATAATGAAGATGATTGGCATGAACTTAGAGCAAAAAGAATTGGAGGTTCTGATGTAGGAGCTATCTTAGGTGTAAATCCTTATAAATCAATAGTTGATGTTTATGTAGATAAAACAGAAGGATCTGATTTCAAAGGAAATAATGCTACCTATTGGGGGCATGTGTTAGAGGGAACTGTTTTAAAAGAGTTTTCCAATAGACATAAAGAACTAATTGTATATGAAGTTCCTTATTCAGTTGTAAATGATTTTCTAATTGCTAATTTAGATGGTGCATTAAAAGATAAAGAAACAGGAGATTATGGAGTTTTAGAAATAAAAACAACTTCTGTTTGGAATAGAAGGGAATGGGAAGAAGATATTATTCCACAGAGCTATTATGCTCAAATCCAACACTATTTAATGCTTACTGGCTATAAATTTGCTTATGTAGCTGTTTTAATAGGTGGAAATGAATATAAGGAATTTAAAGTAGAGAGAAGTGAGGAGGATATAGAACTTATTAGAAATAAGTCTACTGAGTTCTATAATGAAAATTTATTAAAAAAGATTCCACCAATGCCAGATGGAAGTGATGCATATATGCAACATCTAAAGAAAAAGGCAATGGAAATAGAAAATAATAAAATTATTGAATTAGTTGGTTTTGAAGAAAAAGTAGAAATGTTAAAAAATGTTACAAGAGAGAAAAAAGAATTAGAAAAAACTGAAAATCTTTTAAAAGAGGAAATAATGCTAGAGATGATTAGAGAAAAGACTCTAAAAGCAGTAGTTGGAAAATCAAAATTTAACATTTTAAGCAAAAAATCATTAGACAAAAAGAAACTAGGAAAAGAAAAGCCTCAGCTTCTTAAAGAATATGAGGAATATATAGAAAAATTTGAAGAACAAACAAAAGATTATTTAAAAGAAAGTAAATATATAATGCCATATTTAGAAAAATAAAAAGGAGAGTATCAAATATGATAAGTGATAATATTTTAAAATGGTATACAGATGAAATTATAAGAAGTAAATATAATGTTTTAGGTTGGGCATTAATTGAAAAACAAATCAAAGAAGATAAAACAAAATTGGTTTTTGAAACTTCAAATACAAAATTATCATTGGAATTTAAAAAATTAAGTGAAACAACAATAATTTTTAATAATATTGTTTGTAAAGAAGAAGTACCAAAAACAAAAATAAATGGTGTCGAATATTATTTAGAGGAGGCTATTTGGGCAGAAGTTTTTGATGAAAAATTATTAAATAAAGGTTTAGAACTTGAAAATATGACTATTGAAGAAATAGAAATAGAAGCAATAAGTTGTATAGAAAAAGCATTTGAAAGAATGGCATCAATAAAAACTAATAATAATTTATCTTTATTTGATGAAGATGAAAAAAATAATATTGAAGAATCTGAGATTGTAGAAGTAACAGAACCAGTTAATGGTAATCAAAATCTTTTAGAAGATAAAACTGACAAAAAAGAAGAAGATAATCCAGATGAAGTTGATAAAACAGATGAAATAGAAGAAGAAAAGCCTAAGAAAAGAGGCAGAAAACAAAAAAATCAAAATAGAGATGAAGAATAAGGAGAGTGGATAATATGCCAACAGCAAAAAATAGTTTAACATCAGGAAATACTGGAACAATGGTAAAAAAAGAAAATAAATCTAAAACAATATTTGATGTAATACAAGCAGGAGCAAAGCAATTTGCAACTGCATTGCCAAAACATGTAAATAGTGAAAGGTTTGTTAGAATAGCTATTACTACAATTAGACAAAACCCAAAACTTGCTAAATGTAGCCAGGAAAGTTTATTAGGTGCATTGATGGTATCTGCTCAACTTGGTTTAGAACCAGGAACTCTAGGACAATGTTATTTAATACCATTTGAAAATAAGAAAGCTGGCACTGTTGAGTGTCAGTTTCAAATAGGATATAAAGGATTAATTGAATTACTAAGAAGAAGTGGACAATTATCTGATATATACAGTTATACAGTATATGAAAATGATGACTTTAACATTGAATATGGATTATCAAGAACATTAACACATAAGCCAAATTTTGATGAAAGAGGAGAAATAAAAGGCTTTTATGCTGTAGCAATTCTAAAAGATGGAGCTAAGGCATTTGAATATATGACAAAAGATGAAGTTGTAAAACATGAAGAAAAATATAGAAAAGGATCTTATAAAAATGATGTATGGAACAAGAATTTTGAGGAAATGTCTCAAAAAACAGTAGTAAAAAAACTATTAAAATGGTTACCAGTATCAGTTGAATTTCTTGAAATGGCCGCAAAAGATGAAAAATCATTTAAAGTTATAGATGACAAGAGTACAGAAGTACAAGAAATTGAAATACTTGAAAATAATGGTGATATTATCAATGCTGAAACAGGTGAATTTATTACAGAATCTGGCGATAACAAAGATATAGATAAAGTTGCAGAAAGTTTATTCCCAGACAACAATTAAAAGACCATACAGGTATATTTTTAACAAAATAAGGAGCTTATGTAGATGGAAAATAACATAGAAATAAAATTTGAAAAAATAGAAGTAACAGAAGAGAATATGAAGAAACTTTTAAATAAAATAGGTCAATTAAAATGGGAATTAAATGATGTCAAATACTGGGAAAATTATTATAAAAATAGAGTTAAATTCTGGTTAAATGAAAATGATAAAGAAATTGAAAAAAATCAAAAATTAACCAAATTTAATATAGCTCTAATAATAGCTTTATTCCTAGAAACTGTCATACTTGTCTTATTAGCTTTAAATTTTAAATAATAAAAGGAGGTAAGGGACTTGAAAGACAATGAACCATTTTACCAAGTCCCTAAAAGCCTTTTTAGGCTAAGAAGGGAAGGGGGAATTAGTTTAACTGCCTTTGATATTTATATCTTAATGATGGATAGATATAAAATTTCTTGTTTAAAAGAGAATATAAAAAGCTTTACAGATGCAGAAGGAGAAATTTATTTTGTGTATGCTTACAATTCTCTAATGGAAGATTTAAATATCAAAAAAAAGCATGGGATATCTAAAGCTATAGAGGAACTTGAATCATTAGGTTTTATTAGAAGTAAAAAAGAACATGGTAAGGCTACCATATACTATTTAACTAGTGACCAAAAGGGAACCACTACTAGTGACCAAAAGGGAACCACTACTAGTGACCAAAAGGGAACCACTACTAGTGACCAAAAGGGAACCCTAATAATAATAAATAATAAGAATAATATTAATAAGAATAATA